AAAACCAAACATTGAAGCAATGTTTCCAATCGCTCCTGCGGCCATCTCTGTGGCTTTAGCAAAAGGACCAATGACAGGAACGTCATTCAATCTCTTGGCCACATTGGCCACTGTGGAAGCAGGACCAGAAATCTGTCCGTTACCAACATAATCTTTCTTAGACTGCAGGACAGCTTTAGAAGTAAGGCCAGTTAATTCAACATCTGTCGCCCACGCATATGTAACAATATTAACTCCAGTTGTAGTAACACCATTAGCGGAACGCAATGCGGCATATTGAGTGAAATCAATGGCACCCATATTCTCCATTGTGGATAAACTAGTTGCATCAAGGAAATTTCTATTGTACAAAAAAGGAAGTTCCATAACAGCTGTTGAAGTTGTTTGAGGATCTAGCCAGACATGTGGTTTTTGCGACTGCAAAACTTGAAATCCAGGAGCATAGCCATAGGTAGAACCAGTGGTATCCTGAACATTATTAGCCATTGGTGTATAAAACGCTCCAATACTACCATAGTAGAATTGACTCGCGTTGATAGTAAATTTAACATGTAACTTACATCGTATATAACCAAAGCCTTCAAGCTTATTTTTGATTGATGTTGTATTAAAAAATAATTTCCAAGGGTCTATGGTGGCCACAGTCCCAGGTCCTAAATTTTCTGTCCAAACAAAAGTGTTTATTTTTGTTGGTCGAGACAAATACGACGAAAGATAAGCATTAGTAATCATACTATCTGCTACCTTATCGTGTGGAAGGCCCATTTCTAGGCTTTCCGCTTCTGTCTCATTAACGAATTGTGTTTGTTGACTGTTGCTGCTTTCTGAGCCCTCAGTCATAGGAATCTCAGATTGTATCGCATTCATTTCTAAAGAAGTTTTGCTAAGGTGTATATTTTCGTGCGGGGGAGTTACCTTATACCAACCCGCCTTACAACTTCTAACTGTATCAAGCTCCATACTTCCATAAAAATGGATTTCGGGGAACGCCCTAGCATGATATCCTTCCAAGCCCATTCTCTCTTCACCATTTGAAGTTGAAGTTGATGTCGAGCAGTAACTGCTAGGAAGGTGAACCTTTTGGCTTTGAAGACCTGTATCATAGGCCTTATATTTTGAAGAGTTCCAAAAACGACGCTTGTAAGTATCGTAGGTTAGGGGTTGAAAACTCTCCATTTGTAATAATAATGATTCGCTTTTGTTCAAACTACGTAAGAACTTATCAAATTCATAAAAAGCTTCTTCACCATAGAAAAACATCTCACTATACGCTGAACATATTGCCTGAGCGAGTTGTGTTGATAACATAACTGCTTTAGACTTCACCTGAACAGTGAGCATTTTAATAATGGAATTAAACTCGAGTCTACCTACATGCACCCCTAAGTGCACGTCGTAAACAAACATTCGTTTTAAAAACGATGCCTCATAAAGGGATATATAAGGACGCGATTCAGAATCTTTATCCGCCATAGTATACCCTAATCCTAGGCCTTCTAACACGTCTTTGATTTGTGTGTGGTGGAATTCTGGTTTACTGGGACTAACACATAAAACATGGTCGTCCCCTAGAATAACACCAACAACATTATCAAAGAAAGTTTCAAGCTTGTAACCAGCTTTTTCATATGCGTACATTAAATAAAAAATGTTTAGTACACAATTAAAAATTGTTGTCAGCTGGTGTCCTGAAACTTCTCCCCCCAACAACGTTATGAGCATACCGAAAAAATCCACTGATGGGTTCATAAGCTCATATTTGAGTACTTCCATCATTAACTGCATTTCTTCAGTAAAATTACCTGATGCAATACATATCTTATTGATTGAATCCATAACATAGTACATCACAAGCATCTTTACACGCTTATCATAATAGACATGGTCACCCGCTATGGTGGTGTCAATACCAAATTTTGCTAATATGTGGAAAAGTTCATCCCACTCAGGGGAGGTTGTGTTGAGGCCAATGGCTACCCAAAACAAACTCCTATTACGTTGTACAACCCGAGCGAAACCTAAATAAAACATTCTGACTATAACTAACAACTCAGCTGGACAGCTGAAGAAGATTCTAGTTTTCCAAGCCTCATATTTCTTAAAAGAAACTGGTTCATCTTTGAGATTAGAACCAAAGACAGCGTGTAAACGTATCCCCTTACGCAAAAGATCCATCCAGTCTGCTATTCTTTGTTCGACATCAGAAGTGAACTTAACCCCATCAGGCCAACGATCATCATCAAGTTCTAATAAGAAAGCTTTCTTAGATTTATAATAAGGAAAACCCATACTAGTACTTCGCTTGACTGAATCTACATAAGCCATTCCTGGAACACCATTCACAGCCGCATCAATACAATACGGACTTATTAATTCAAGCTCATCTTTTGACAAACCACCCAAGATGTGGTCAACCCACACATTACTTATGCGAATTAAACTATCCTCATCCATGTATTTGACTGGTTGTAAAAACTCTTTAAGGCCTGTTTGTTGAGCTCGCCAAGAATCCATGACAGGACCACACAAGCGTCTTTCAAGTTTCTGCCCCAATAAGCAATGACCATAAATTTGATTCGCTAACTCAGAATCCACGACATTATGGTGTGGTCGAGAGCGGAACATTTTAAGCTCACCATGGTACATTAAATTACCTGAATCATGGAAATCAATATATGATTTAGGTGCTTTATAAACTTCAATATCGTTTACTGGAATTCGGCCAACTTGTACTCTCATGGGTTTGGCGAAATGTTCGAAATCCTCATAAGAAAATTTTGCTGCATAAATAGTTCTGGGCTCATCATAAATTGCATGAAAGCCCACTACTACAGGTCCATAACCAGTTAAAGCTACTAAAGGAGCACCACAATGGCCAACTATAGTCGGCTCTTGTGCCTGTCCCTGAAATACTTCCATATCGAAGTAAATACCTTCTATCATTCTATTAAGATGCAACTTACGAATGTTAAGAACTTGTATTTTCTTCATGGAGCCATCCATCTGTTTAATTAGATAAAAACCATCATACACACCATTATAAGATGCTTTGACAAAGTTTCTTGAAATATCGACAAATAAAGCTGGAAAATTCCTAGTCCTAACTATAGCAATATCACGATCTGGTATACGCTCAATTTGCTCCTGTTTAACAACAAAATCTATTTTTGGTGAAACCAAGTGATTGCGTCCCAAGTACACTGTGAAACGACACTCTCCTCTCAATGGTATTGAGTGAGAGTTAGTTAAAAAATGCTCATTTGATAAAACAGTTAGAATACCTGTGCTCTTCATAAAACCACCCCCTAAAAGAGGTTCGAAATTTTCAAACACGAGAGAATTTCGAGCTAACTTACGCTCAAAACCAACCATATCGCGACAAAGATCGGGCACAAAATCAACAGTGGTTACTGCTCTATCTTCAACCGCCCATATGTTCACTTTATCATCTTGGGGTGCTTTTTTGGGATACTCTCCAAAGTTTCTTAAAGCTTGTACCTGAGGGCCCACTTCTTCGTCAATGAAGCTACTAGCATATGCTATATTGCTCTCACAAACTGAATCAGTTTCATAACCCTCACTTACTGAATTAGCTTTATCAAAAACATCAATATTCGTGGTAGTGTTTTGGGTTTTCTTCCAAAACCCATAAGCTATTGCGGCAATCGAGCTAACACTCAAAAACGCAATGGCACACTTTATGTAAGGAGAACTCCCTCCAAGAGTGTCATCTATTTTTTTGCCCAACTTGCTACAAAAGAATTTTTGATTATCCCGCCTAATCAGACAGGGTCTCAAAAACTTCATGGCAACTTTGCGAACACAATGAAATCTACCAAAATATTTACAAGTGGATCTAAACAGACCACTATAAAAATAAAGGGTAATAATCATCTTAAAAATAGCATCAATGAATCCCCCAACAACGTTCCCAGTAGGTACAGTCACGTTTATTTCTGTAAACACTGATGAAACATTTAGTAAATCATTAATATCCGTATGCTCCTTAGTAAAAACTATAAAATTGTAAAAGTCGTGAAGTATATCACCATCAGACCAACCCCTCTTGAGAAGAACTGGCAATTCTTCGAAAGCATAATAATCAAGATAGATTATCTCACACTTCCCATCAAATTTCTCCTTGAAAATTTTTGATTGTTCAGGAACGTAAATCCTAGGTTCATACTTATCGGTTACATGATCACGCCAAGGTTTCTCGGAAGCAATAACAGCTCTAAAAAGATCAAGGTTGCCATTACGTGACATGAACTCTTCTACAAACTTATCTCTGGGGCTATCGGCTTCAACGTCATCCGACGCACAATAGACTACTTCTCCAGCAATAGTTCGGTAGGCTTGTAAATTCATTGTATCACATAAACAGAAATCTGTAGGGTTTTGGCAGTCTCCACAAAGTGTCACATTATAAGATGTGCAGTTTTTTAAAGAACGCGTCTGTTCCATATCGTGAAGATCACTAACCTCACCCAACCACTGCAAAAATAATGCTAAATTTGGAATGCTCTTGTGGTGAACATACTCACCACACATTTTACCCTTCCTTACTGCAATAGATATTTCGTAGGTCCATAAATCATCATATCCTGGTGTCTCCGGTACCTTACTAGAATCCAAACCTACGCCATCCATGCAAGCATATTGAGGTTTAACTCGTGGTTCAATACGATATTTTAATCTTCTCATTGCTGCATAAGAACACCGATAATAAATTGGAATATTTAAATCACCAACATTGGTCGAGATCATGCATAAATTACAGAGGACAGGAGTTTTGCCTTTATCTTCAATGGCAGCCTGAGGTGCACACCATGCAACCATATTATTGATACGCATAATATGCTCGATAGTCGGATCCACACCCTGTATTTTAGCAGGGTTGTGTATAGCCGCATCATCAATAATAATAGTATGCATGTTTGATTTAAAATTCTCATAGTATTCAGTTTCAGCAGTTACCGTATACCAAAAACTCCTATCAGGGTTCCTATTTCTCCTTCGAGCATCAAAATCGCCAATAATCGTCATAACTGACGACTTCCCGATCTGTGATTCTCCAAAAATAATAAGACCAAGGGGAGCTTTCCTCATGGCTTGAGCAGCAGTAACTGACAAGTATCGATTTTCAATGGCTGTCAGTTCAAACTGTAAACCATAAAAAAACTTACCCTCTGGTGTAGACACCTTCATATATTTAGTTAATTGTTTACTCTCAGCAATGGCTTGAGCTAAATCAGCAATATAGGTATGGATGTCCAAACCTACTGCATCAGGATTACTTAAAAATTCAGATTGCATTTTAAGTTTCTTAGCCTTTAGTGTCCAAGCACTTAAACTATCACTATCAATAAAAAAATGATCAATATCGCCAGTGATAACGGCTTGCCTACCTTGTTTCAACAAGAAAATAAGCAAGCTGGTACAAGCGTCTGCGAACGTCAAACAATTGACCAAGGTAGGTCTTATCTTTTTCTTTTCAAGCTTATCAAAAATCTCAGAATCAACTTCTATACCCAACTTATGATAAACACAGTGCATGATAAGATGATTAAAAAACGCTTTAAGCTTGTTAGCTAATTCAGAGTTTTTACAACGAGAATAATTATCATAAAAGTCTGACAACGTTTCTATCCAATGTTTGTCACTTTGGAGCGAAAATGCTGCCTTAAAATCATTGACAAATCTCTCACACAAATCTCTATAAAAATAGACATTTGCTCTTCCTGTGGCTGAACGAATAAAGCAACCAACTGAGACAGATGCCTCATGAACACTACGAGAATTGCGAAGTTGGTATATCAAACAACAAATGTCTTCAATCAACTTAACAAAAGGTTCATATTCATCAACTTTAGTTAACATATTTTCAAAAGTTTTCCCACTTTGTAATCTTGGAGAGTCCAAAATTAGTTCTTCTTCACTACTAGTTTCTTCATCCGAAGTACTGGGAGGTCTTGCAATGCTGTCTATATCAGATAAGAACTCTATCTCCTCGACTGTAAAATGTATAACATTTCCCATACCATAATGGTCAAAAGAACGATTAGGATGAACATGCGTAAAATTCCAATAAAGTCGAATATACATTCGATAGTGCTCAAAGCATCTGACAAAAACTTGTCTGAGGGAATCAGCTTCAAATGTAATAACTTCTCCATCGTCATCACGAACAAAAACAATTCGTGTAATTGGTCTTTGTCTAATACGAGTCGCAAACCTTGGCAGAGTAACTCTAACAGGTGCTCGATTCGCGCAATCACAAATTATTGATAGTTGGCTTTCGTTGTTGTTGGTGCACACACAAATTGTGGCACGATTGAGGTTGAGCGTGTTAAATCGTGTAGTCATTTGTTGTATCTCTGGTTCGTAAATGGCACTTCCCAGCTCCCGGGGTCTAGGGTCTCCCCCTAACGACTCTAACATAGCCGGATGGTTTTGGACTTTTACCAAACCATCGAAATAACACGTTCAAATTGTTAAAAAGGAATTATTAAATTAAAACAGAATGTATGTTAGCTAAACACTAGCTATTAAAACCGCTACATCGCGTTAGTATTGACCATGCACCCGCAGGTGCACGTCTGTTTATCGTAAACAATACTTATATTAAATCACTAGGACCATACAAACCTATAATTAAATTCTTCAAATGTATGTGCGAGCCAAAGGCGAAGGCACAAACAACTT